GCCGAGCCTTGCACCGTGTATCAGATCGAGTGGCGTGAAGACGATGCGTCGGACTTCCTGACCATGCAGGGTCAGACGAATGCGGTATTGGTTCCAGGCGAGTCAGATGTGCTGGGCCGCGAAGTGGAGCTGCGTTGGGCCGACCAGACCCAGCGCTTCAAATCTTTTGAGCTGCCGATTCACATTGGCCGGGTGCGCCATGTCGAGTTCATGGTGAACCATCCCCGTGTATCGCGCACCCACGCCCGACTGGAGTGGCGAAACGGCAGCGTGATACTGGTGGACCTGAGCAGCTATGGCAGCTGGGTCCGCTTTGCCGGTGACAGCGGCTCCGATGTGCTGCTGCGCAGGGATGAATGTGTGTTGCACGGTGAAGGCGATCTGGCACTGGGTGCCTCGTTTGCCGACCCACATGTTCCCACGGTTCATTTCAAGGTCAGCTGAAGTTTTTGCACCATTCATTTATTAACATAATATACATCGTATGAAGTACGTGTAGGCGTTATGCGTAACCATTGCGGCGCTGGCGCCACTTCCAGCGAGGGCCGCGCCAGTCACTAGCAAAGCTTTTCCCAACACTCGGGCGAGCCTTTCACCCTTTGCCGTTCCGGCGTATTGCGCCACTGTCGCACGGGCTAACCATGCTTCCGCATCTAAGCCCGCAAGCTCTGCCATTAGAGCCACATCCCCAGCGGGGCAAGCTCTGCGGCCTGCCTTCCAATCTCCAATATTTCCACGCGATACACCTAGCTCTGCGGCTAGCTTGTAGTCACTCCCTGCGGCGGCGCTTGCCTTGCTGATTAGTTGATCTAAATACTCGGGCTTTATCAAAGCGTTCTCCTTTGCAGTACTATGCGGATGCGTACTCAAAATGAGTGCGTCCCCAAAGTGGGTATTTCAACTTTAGCAGGAAGTGCGCAATGATCAAAATCGTCATCACAAGCCCCGAGATTCGCAACATGAAGGGCATCGGCAAAACGTCCGGTCGTCCCTATGACATGAATTTTCAAACGGCCTACGCCTTCACGGTGGACAAAAACACCGGCGCCGTTGTTGACTTCCCCGATAAATTTGAGTTCACCCTCGAAACCGGCCAGTTGCCGTATTCGCGGGGTACTTACACCCTGGCGCCTTCCGCGCTCTATGTTGGCCGCGATGGTCACATTGAAGTTACCACCCGCCTTGTGCCTGTCAAGTCCTAAGGGCTCGCCATGCTTGACGCAAAACAGATTGATGAAATTCGCCGGGTCGTTCGCCTTGAGGGCCTACGTTCCGCCGTTTTTTCCGTCGCCTCGGAATCGCTGGACGAAAACGCTTCCCGCTTGGTCGTGGTTGTAACCCTTGATGAAGATGGTTTTGCCGCTTCCATTTCGTACACGGATTCCAAGGGCAATGTGATCTCAGGGGGTTCACTGTGACGCATAACGAAAAAGCTGGTATCGCTTGGTGGAATGGCTTAGATGCGGCTGATCGTCGTTTCTGGCTCGCTGCTGCCGTGTCGCCCGTTGCTACCCGCACGGCTTGCCCTGCTGATGCGTGGGCCTACTTCCAACGTTGTGCGGTGGCTGCATGAAAGTCGCACCCCACACTATGAGCGACAAGGTGGCCGCCGATGTCATGGTGGCTGTGATCGGCATGGATGCGGTATGCGCTGCATTCATGGATAACCGTCCAGTGTTCGCGGCGCTTCTCAAGGCTCGGCAGGTGCTTTTTGATGTGTACAACTCTGGCGAGCGCATTGCGCCCGTGGAGGTGTCGCAATGAGTGCCGCCGTTCATGCTTTCCGCGTGAGCTTTCCTAAGGGTGGCTACCGTTCGTTTTCCTCGTTTGAAACGTGGAATTCCTACCTTTTGGAAGTTGAACGTCTCGGCCACCGTTGGACTCTTTCCCTTGATGGCGTTACCGCCTTTGTGGAGTTGTCGGCATGATGGTTTCGCCTAACGATTGCCGTGCGTGGGACCTTGCTGCCCAGCGCATAAACTCGCGATTGTTGGGCGTGAGCGGTGGCGACGCATCCGGCGCCGTAGGCGACGGTAGCGGCGCAGCCGCTGGGTTTATCCCATTCAAAACAAATCGGAAAACTCCCGATTTTGTCCCTGATTTCATTCTTGCAGCCAATGAGCTGCGCTCTCGTCAGACTGAAATTTCTTTCTCGGAAGAGTTGGCCGCGCTTCGTCGGGTCAAGCGTCTGAAAAAGTCGGTGTGGGCGTCTGGTCACTTGCATGGCCTGTGCGATGCTGGCTTTCGTCCTCCTGTGGTCTGGTTCGTCACGTTGACATACAAGGGTGTGGACGACTGGAAAGCTGACCACATGAGCAAAGCCATTCAGGGTTTCCGCGATTGGTGCAAGCTGCGGGGCTATCCCTGCCGGTATACGTGGGTGGCTGAGTTGCAAGGTCGTGGGGCCGTGCATTATCACCTGCTGGCGTGGCTCCCAAGGGGCGCCAAGATGCCCAAGTGGGACCGTCGCACCTGTACCCCTACTGGCAAGAAAAAAACGGCGTGGTGGCCCCATGGCATGACTAACGTCCAAGTGGCTAAAGCTGGCGTGGGCTACCTGATGAAATACCTTTCCAAGCTCGGCGCTTTGACTAAGTTCCCCAAGGGCTTGCGCCTGTACGGTGTTGGCGGCTTGAATTCTACCGGTCGCGCTGTTCGGTCGTGGCTCAACCTTCCCGAGTGGGTCAAGGCTGCGCATGGTGTCGGCGAAGTGGTCCGCAAAAAAATTGGTTTTGTTCTGCGGCTCACTGGCGAAGTGCTGGAGCCTGCCTATTCGGTCAAGGTCGTGCCGGGTGGTCTGGTCATCACTCAGATTCGTGAGATCGCCAAGCGGTTCCACGATGGCGCCTATTCCACTTTTCCGAGGGCTACGGTATGACGGATACGGTGGTCAATTGCACCGTGTCGCCCTGTACCGTGGTGCTTTCTTTTGACAATCCGTTGATGAATATTGATTCAGCTACGGGTTTAACTCTTTGCGCTTCTATCGTCGGCGCATGGGCCGTTGGCTTAGCTTTTCGCTTTGTCATACGGGCTATAAATGGCGGTGATTCTTCTCCAACTTCTGAAAGCGATTAAACATCATGGATACCACTTCTGTTCTGGCCACCATCACCACTTCTTTGACTGCAATTGGCGTCGTCGGCGCTGCCATCATGGGCATTCACGTTGCTCTGAAAACCTTCAAGTGGGTGCGTGCTGCTCTGTCCTAATTCGGGCGGTTCGGGTAACGCCTGCCCGATTGGTCGGGCGTTTCTCAAACTATCCGGGGGGCTTATGGGTCTTTTTGTTCTTCTTGCTGTCCTTCCCGCCATATGGCTTATTTTCAGCGCCTGATAATTTGCGCCTTTGTGGCGTTTCTGGCTTGGTTGCCTGCGTCATCGTTTGCCGTTGCCAATTTTAATCATGTTGGCGTTATTCCGGTTTCCCCTGTTGAGTTGTGGGGCAATTCTGCGCCGTATGGTACTGCTCCCGGCGCTTATTACATTTCGTATATTAATTCCGCACATGGCTGGACTGGCACGTTTTCGGGTGTCACCCACAATGCAACTAACGACACTTTAAGCGGTGTTGCAAACGGCGCTGCGTATTCCTTTCAGGCTGCGATACAGTGGCAATGCAGTGGTGTTACTGCTGCTTCAAATACGCAAACGGCTCCAACTTGTCCGGCTGCTTGTCCTAATAATGCTGTTGGTTCCGGCTCTCCTTTGGTCTGTACTTGTTCGCTCGGGTTCGCGGCTAATGTCGGGGCTTCTGCCTGTAACTCTACGTCTGCGGCTACAGCGGCGGGTTTGGCTGCGTTGAATGCTGCGGGTGCGCCACTCGTTACGGCTGCAGGTTCAACGCCAAGCCTTAAGGCTTGTTATAACGGGGTTACTGTGGTGGGTACTGGTGCCGCTGGTGGCATTAAATCCGGCGTTTCTACTGGCTTTGAAATTTATGGGCCGTTTACTTCTGATGGCTCGGCCTGCGACTCTACCGTTACGTCCTCGGCGGCTGGTGAGTCTGCGGCGTCCTCGGCAAACCCTGGTAACTGTGTCGGCTCGTGGGGTTCGGTTGATCTTGGCTCAGGTCCGCATGATGTGTGCGTTCCAACTCCGCCGCTGATGGCGTCGCCTACTGTCTCGGGCACCAGTTCCTCTACGGTGACCGGTACGGGTGCCACTGCAAACGGTGTGACGACTGCCGGTTCAACGTCATGCACTGGTGCGGTTTGCACCACTACTACTACCAGCACCACGGTTACTAATGGCGTTTCAGGTACTCCGGTTACGTCCACAAAATCGGTTGATCAACCTTCATTTTGTTCTTCGAATCCAAATGATCCTGCTTGTTCTCAGAATAAAAGCTCGTTTGGCTCTGGTGGTTGTGGTTCACCGCCCTCCTGTTCTGGTGATGCCATTCAGTGTGCGATTGCGGCGCAAACTTTCGCTACGCAATGTGCTTTGACTACGGCTCCTACTGAGATCGATGTGGCTACGGCTGCATTCAATGATGGAATTAAAAAAACTGGCGATCAGACGGATTCGATTACCGATAAAGTTAATATTACTTCTGATAATTTTTCAACTTCTGCTTTTTTTGGCTCTCAGGCTGGTGCCGCTGATGTTTCTGTAGCTATGCCTTATGGTGGTTCGTTGACTATTCCCATGGGCACGTTGAATACGTGGCTGCGAAACCTTGGTTTTGTGCTTCGTGCTGTGTCGTTTTTAATTGCTGTTCGTATTGTAGGACGGGGGTAATTTATGGTTTGGCTTGGTCCGATAATTGCGGGTGCGTTGTTGATGCTGGTCGAAAGCATTGTGGCGCGTGTGCTTGGTGCTCTTGCTATTGGCGTGATTGCTTATACTGGTATTTCTACTTCCCTTGGCTGGTTGTTATCAAATGCCCAAGTCGCTTTAATTAATTTGCCTCCTAACGTCATCGCCATGCTGGGATTGATGCAGGTTGATCAATGCGTTTCGTTGGTTGCTTCGGCTATTGTGGTGCGTTTTACACTTCAGGGCTTGACTGGTGACACGGTGAAATCATGGGTTAAAAAGTGATATATCTACGAACTGGCGCAAACGGTACTTGCAAAACCCTTTTTACGCTGGCGGACGTTAGAAAATTACAACTTGAGTCTGGGCGCCCTGTTTGCGTCAATGGTCGCTTTAAGCTCAAGCCTGAAAAGATGCTTGAATTCGGTTGGAAAGTGATCGACTTCAAGGATTGGCAGGCTCAGGATGATGGCACCATTTTTCTGATTGACGAATGTCACAACGATATGCCATTGCGTCCGAATAGCTCGCCCGTTCCCGAGCCTATCCGGATGCTTGCTGAACATCGGGCGCGGGGGTTCGATTTTTTCTTGCTCACGCAACATCCGATGAATATTGATGCGTTCGTTCGCAAAATCATCGGCGCACCAGGTTGGCACCAGCATCTGAAACGGGTTTTTGGTGGTGCGAACGTTACCCGTGTTCTCCAGTGGGATGCTGTTCGGTCGGACTGTGAAAAAGATGGCTCCGGGAAGTCTGCCCAAATTACAACACGGACTCATCCAAAGGAGGTTTATGGGTGGTATGACTCGGCCAGCCTTCACACTGCAAAGCGCAAAATTCCGTTTCAAGTGTGGGTTTTGCTTGCCTGTCTGGTGATCGTGCCGGCGCTCGGTTTTGTTGGTTACCGTTACGTTCATTCTATGGCTCGCCCGGTGGTTGCGGCGGCTCCTGCTGCGTCTGCGGGGTTGCCTGCTGCCGTCACCCCTTCGGGTGATAAAAAACCGCCTACGGCCTCGGAATTCGCGGCCTCGCTGGTTGCCCGTATTGATGGCCTGCCGCAAACGGCCACTCGTTACGATGAACTTACTAAACCGACGGTTGCGCCCTACCCTGCAGCTTGTGTGCACATGGGTTCGCGGTGTCAGTGTTACACCCAACAGGCCACGCGGTTGCCTACGTCACCGGCCCTGTGTGAACAGATCGTGAAATTTGGCATGTTCATGGATTGGGATGTTGCAAAACGTGATGCGCTACAAAATATTGCGTCGAATTCTCCCGTTTCTGCTGAGTCTGTGCCGGTTTCTTCGGTCGGTGCCTCGCTGCCCACCTCGTCGCCGGGGGATGGTTCTGGGGTTGCTGCGCCTTCTACTGGTAGACAGGGCGGTGGCTTGAGGCGTCCGTCCTGATGGCGTTTACGCCATGTGCCGAAGGCTAAACCCTTGGCCCTGCTTATGTCTTAAAATGCATTCGCTAGCCTCGTCTTATAACTTAACGATGTTATACATCGTATGAAGTACAGAAAGCGTTGACGACGTTGCTCTTGGCCCGCCTTGGCGGCGTCAGACCGCTCAGCCGCGGAGCAACTGGACTCCTTCGAGCCTGCCTGCACGCTCATCAAAGGTCAACAACGGACCATGACCCGCCTGGCTGACCAAGGCAAGGTGCAAACAATCGGCAAAGTCTGGTGCGCCTGTCTGCTTGAATAGCCACAGCGCCTGCTCCAACGCGGGCTCGGTCTGAAAGTCAAGTTCAGCTACCCCCATGAGCGCATCCAAGGCCGCTATGACCGAAGGCTTATCGAAGCGATAGCGTGACCGCAGCACCCACTCGGTTTCCAGTATCACGGTGACAGGAACAAACAGACGCACT